CAAACAACTGACAATCATCTGAACTCCTAGGAACTTGTCAGGGGCTTCCGAAATAGCACAATGAAATACGGCATGAAGAGCGCCAGAAAGAACTTCTTGTGGGTACTGACAATCTTTTAATAAAATATCCAACGTACTTTCAATTTTATCAAAAGATTTTGCCGCTGCTTCTACTACTTTTTCACTTCTATTTTTTCCTTTCATAATTTTTCCTTAATGGTAGGTTGTTTCTGCAAAACTTTTGTCCATATTTTCTTTTAACATTGGGATAGATTTAACTGCTTCCAATAAAATTTTTTCTATCGTTTCTTCCGATATTACAGAAACATACATTTGCACAACAGTTTTTAACATAACACCACAACACATATATAATGAAGAAGGTTGATCTCTTCGCATATATTTAGTTGTAAGTGCATAGAGTTCTTGTTGGAACTCAGTCATATCTTTAATATTAAGGGACTCTTCCATCAGCCTATATCTACTAGCTCACAAGCATCCGCTGTACAGTTAAGTTCCTGACTTCCTGTAGTAGTATCTTCTTTTTCATAATCTTGAAGAACATCCCAATTTATATTTTTAGGCAGTTGCTCAAGAAGTTCATTGTATTCTTCTGCTGTACATTCTTGATAAGGAGCCTGTCTATACGTATGTTCAGAATAAGGAAGAAATGAAACTCCCGATATATAATCAAAATGCTTATACACCCATGCCCCTACTTCGAGCCACTCATGTTCTTTTACCGATACAGTGATAGATGGCTTATGTTCGCACCAATTTTCAGCGTACACTTTCCACAGTTTTAAATGCTCTATCGCTGTAAAATCTTCTCTGGTTGTAGCTTTAGAAGGAGCCTTACAGGGAAAAGAAAATACAGTCACTGAAGTCTCACTTGCAATTGCAGGTTCATTTGGAATCTTAACATCCTTCATGAACTTGGTTAAAGGGTCTTTATTATCTCCACGTACAGTTCTTATATAATACTCTGAATGCCTAGGATGAATACCAGAAGCAGAATCTACAAGTTGAGATACAGTACCAGAAGGCTTAACACATGTTATCGCTGTAGATACCGGAATGTCCAGTTTCTTTGCGAGTTTTGTATTTGTCTTGATAGCTTCATTTTTTAGGTCTTGCAGTATACAGGGAAGTCTATGTGCTGTTTTTCTTTCAAAAAACTCTTTACCATTAGTAAGAGCATTATCCATTATACCAGTAAGAGATACTCCTAAAAGACGTTCTTCTTCAGTGTTATCTCTCCATATTTTACGTATGTATTTAAGATCAGTAAGTGTAGATTGATAAGTTCCTAGTTCAGTAGCAAGTCTTACTTTTTCTTTTAAGGTATCTACATTATCTTTTTCTCGTACTACTACCTCTGTAAGATTACAAAATTGATAGGGCCTTAAGATAATTTCACTACAAGGATTGGTTCCCCAAACATGATCTGGATCACGGCGTCCTGACCGCTCTACATTAAGTCTAGCAGATTGTCTATTGAAGATGCCCCGCTCTCCTGACTTACTCTCGTACAGGGCGTACCACTCTTTCATGAACGTATTCATGTCAGGACAATCATGATACACAGCAGAATTATTAGCTAAGCCCCTGTGTGGAAATTCCCTTATCCAGTCTCCAGATTTTGCTACTCTCATCCTATTAGAATTAAGATCACTTAAAGATATAAGAGCAGATCGACGTACACCACCTACTACTACTACACTAGCTATTTTACATACTAAGTCATGGCATTCGATTAAGCTAAGTTTTCTTCCTGTAGCCTCTTTAAATAGTGCAACAGTAAAATTAAATAATTCGTCTAAAGGAGCGGGACCAGAGGACCGACCACCAAAAGTTTTTAAACGAGCGCCAGCAGGGCGCAATCGGGATAGATCCCACTTTGGCAACTGTCCTGCGTATAGAAACGCTACAAGTTCTCGAAGTCCTCTAGCCCACCCTGTTTTAGAATCTTGTACTATAATTGTAGTTTCTGTTTCTTCGATATGTTCATTAACAGAAGGTAGCTTATCAACGTACTGTCTTTCACAAGAAAAGCCTACTCCTGTACCACACATAAGAATATATAAAATTTCATCAAAAGCTCTAGGAGAATCTACAGGTATATAAGAACAATTGTACCCTGCAATATGATCCCTTTCTAAAGCTGGCCCTGCAGTCATTAAAGCTCTCATAGAAGGCATAATTTCAAGATTAAGAATAGCCTTTTCTAGTTCTTTTCGTTTAGGTATTGTATAATTAAAATTATCAGATAGATGCCTTTCTAAAAAATCAAGATATCTAGCTACTGTCTCAGGCCAAATTTCCCTTCTAGGAACAGGCAGACCACCTAACCAACGAGCATAACGAGATAAGTGAATGAACTGCTGGTAATCTGTAGGCAAGTAGTTATTCATCCTTCGTTTCCTCTATCAAACGATTTAAATACCATTGTGCTTTAAGCAGGTCTTTAATGATCATTCCTTTATACATATGCCTGGAAATGTACTTTATTATATTTCCTTTAAGGTGTCCACGAAATTCTTCTTCTGTCATACAATCTTTAATGATATCAATAGTCTCTCTATCTCTTTGATTATAATGAGCAGGATTATTTACCTGTTCAATAAGATCTTCTCGTATCATTGAATTTTATCACCTTTAGGAAAATTTACTTTTATTATGTTATCAGATACTTCATATGTACTATTTTCTTCTGAGGTATCATCCCCTTCATTTAAGTCATCTAGAAGTTCCCACAGGATACACTCATGTCCTAGTCTCATAACTTCTTCATGAGAAGTTTCCATGATAGTGAGCAATCCTTTTAACATAATATGAGCAGCGGTAGTTAATGATTCTCCTGTACTATCATAACACCTAACAGAAACTTTTGTCTCCCCGTCCGGTGAAAGAACCATATACAGTTTACCTTGTGCTAATTGCATCCCTTCTACTTCGATTTCACGGCGTTCCTCTTCAGATAACTTAGATAAGTCTTCCTGAGAAAAAATTTTATTTATATCATTATCATCCATTCAACCACTCCTTGGGCAATTTAGTCTCTGCCCATTGAAACCCATGCCTCTCACACCACATAGCATAAGTAGTTTTTGATCCTTTATATATTTTCTTAGAAGAATTAATAAAAAAGAATCTTATATCAAAGGATGGGTTTTGTTTTTTAACCAATAGATGTTTTTTTCTATCCTCTTGTGTAAGCCGTCCTTTTGTCTCTATATAAAGATCATAGTCTGATAAATAAAAATCAGGATTGTACATTCTAATATCTGGTTGAAAAGGTATTTTTGTATTTTCATAATCAAATTTAATACCATCTTCAACGAGCGATCTAGCAAACTGCGCTTCAAAATTAGATCTAAACCTCATTTATTTTTATTAACTCTTTAAATTTCTTTTGAAAAAAATCATGTATTTTTGAATTTAAAGTAAATAAAACTATATTAAAAACTCTTATAGGAAAAATAACAAGATCAGCGTTACGTAAAGCAAGGGACACATTTTTAAAATCCTTAGAAACTATAGGTTTATATTTTTTCTCAAAATCTTCATCATCCCACTCTCCAGTATTTGACATATTATTTCTATGTCGAATAGGTAAAGTATTATTTTTATCTCTAAGAAGTAAAGTCGAAGCAGTTAAAGAATCTTTTTTTATTGTATCAAAGTATATAAACTTAGCTTTACTGTTATACTCTACATCTACTTCAGATATACGATCCGTAACATACAAAGGCATTACAGTTCTTCTTTAACTAACTTAGAATACCATACAAGGGGCCTTCTCTTTTTATTTAAGGATACTTTACGGTGTAAAACAGAATCGGGCCAACAATGCTTTTTATATCCACAGAAGCTACAATCTTTGCTAAGAAGCCTGTTTCCTGTAAACTTAACCGCTTTAGTTGAATCTTTATAGGATTCAGGGTAATCCTCAAACCCCCTTTCAAAAGGGATGTCATCCACTATATTTTTTATATTTTTTTCTGCTGCTTCTAAGGCAACTTTTTTATCTTCATCCTGAATATCTGGTGCATCACAGATAGCCCACTCTCCTGTAGACTTATTGATAGCTATCCAACCACCAAAATCACATCCAGCAGCTTCAGAATATAAGTATCCCTGTGTAATATATCCAAAAGGATCATTTTCTTTAATAGCCTCGTATCCACCAAAAGCACTGAACTTTGAAGCAAAAGAACCAGGAGATGTACTTTTTATATCATATATTTTATTATTTATTTTAACATCATAAGTACCATTCATAACTATATCAGCTATATCTAATGATACTCCTTCTTGTTCCGCCTGTATTTCTACTCCAGAAGCCTTAAGAACTGCAATCGCCACAGCTTCAATTAAGTCACCTAATAAGAATTTCATTATTAATGTGTAGTCATTTTCTATAACTACATCAGGATCATTATCGAGTTTCTGTTGGCACAGAGGCCGACCTATTCCCGACATTCGTATTTTGTATTTATTATTTCTTTGAGTGAATTGTTTTTCTAGGGCATTTCCACATGCCTCTTTAAATTCTTCGATCAGTTGGGAAGGCATTTCTACCTTCCCGTCCTGACCGTTTAAAGCCTCATGAAGAAAGACTTGTACTTTAGGAAGTATGTCTGCACTCATTTTAGTAACTAAGTGCCAGTTGCTAATTCTACCTCAACATCCAAATCAGCCTGGACATCAAGAAGCTTTTTAGCATCTTTATGCTCCTTTAGTACATAAGTGTTATAACTATTAACATCATCTGCAAACGTAGAGAGAATGTCAAGATCGTCATCTCCAAAATGAGGCTCACCAGTTTCAGTTACTTTAGCTTGATAGTAAGTAACTGAACCACGTTGCATACGTTCTGTTGCGAGTTTAACAGAAGTCTTCAACATGATCTTCTTATGGTCTGTAAGACCTTTTATAAAGTCTGATACCGGAATAAAAGAAGCACCTCGTACAGACCATATAAATGGAGTACCTGCCATATCAACAGTCTTTTTAGGAGATCCTGCTTTGTAAGCCTTTCCAGATTCGATCACTCCATAGATAGTTTGAGCACATCGAATTGATTTTTGAAGGGCCTTTTCAATAGAGGTATCAGAAAGTGATTCGATCTCTTCACGTCCTAATTTACCACATTTTAAACCCCCCGTAATATCAGGAAAAGCATCCCTTAAAGAAGGTTTAAGTACAGTCCTATTAGAAAATCTATTTTCATTAACATCATAAACACTGTACCCAAACATACGTAGAAAAAACCGCACTACAGGAGTATTCATGTAGTATGTAGTATTGTCAATTTTCAGTCGATACTTTCCACGAGGAATAGGATTTCCTTCAGAATCATCAACGCTCTGTTCAATAGAAAGGCGAGGAATACGTTCCGACTGTGCAAAATCATCTTGTCCTGTAACCTTGGCAATATTTTCGAATTCGTCAAGGTTCTTAGGAATTACTACAAGTTCATTATCTTCAAAATTATTGGTCATATATTTACCTCCTTGAGGTCTAACCAGTTGGGGCCTATCTTTAATTCAATTTCGATAGGCATGTCTAAGTCAATACTAAATCTTTTTTTACACTCACTTCTTAAACTTAACATTGACTCTCGTAAAAGATTTATTGCCTCATCTTTTTCTTCATGAGGTACATCCATTACTATCGAGTCATGGACAGTGTTTATTATTTTACTGTCCAAATCAGAGTTGTCAAGCCTTCTCTTTAAATTTATTAATGCTAAAGGTAGAAGGTCTGCTGTAGCGAAGCCCTGTACAGGATAATTTTTTATTTGTGTTGCTCCTACTACATAACCTGAAGAGGTAAATTTAGCATAGGGAAAAGAATATTCCCTTCCAGAAGGAAGTACTACTTTTTTAGTAGTAACAGCCTCATCTTGTAATTTTACATGCCACTCCGTAACTCCTCGATATTTTTTTCTAAAGGCAGAATAATATCTCATTTCATCTTCAGTTCCAAAAGTTCCACCGTACAGAGGTTTAAACGTATGGGCCTTAGCTACTTGTCTGGATACACCGATAATTTTTGCAGTGTAAGAATGTACATCTAAGTTATTTTTTATATCTTCATATATTTGTTTATCTTTAGAAAGAAATCCAGCCACTCTGAACTCAAGTTGTCTGTAATCCCCTTCTAAAATGTATCCTTTTGAAAATCTGGAAACTATTACTTTTCGTACAGGGAACGTACCGCCCCTTGGCATATTTTGAAAATTAGGATTGCGAGAGGAGAGCCTACCTGTCGATGTCACGCACTGCATAAACTGTGGATGGATAATCCCATTTTCATCTTTCCCTTTGTCGATCCCTTCAACAAAAGTATTAAGATATGTTCTTATCCTTGAATATCTAGTATATTTTTCTACAAACTCTTTAGCTTGCCCCTCGAATTCCAGCATTCTATCTTCAAGAGTTGTCTGGTCTGTTTTAAATCCAGAAGCACTAACATCTTGTGTACCTCTTGGACGTATTTTAAGACCTGCAACATTCTGTAATACTGTATATAATACTCCTGCACCCTTACACTGTTTACATGCTCTTTGATTAACTGATCTAGAGCCATCTTTTTTAGTGAAGTATAATTTACCTGCACCACTACAGGAAAAGCATTGCTTCCCTAAAGTTTTTTTCTGTGCAGGGGCTAGAGTTTTAACATGCTCAGCAAATATTTTACCTGTCATGTTAGGCTTACGTTTTGGTTTTTTAGAGTTTCCACGTAATTCATACCCTATATTAAATATTCTTTTCCATTCTTTTTTGTTAGAAATTTTACGAGAATATAATAATAAACTTCTATCATCAGGACTGTCCAAATTGATTGGAGTATCCCCCATTACATCTTGTATAATAATATTTAAATCTTTTTCAAGAGCAATAGATTCTTCTTTGTACTCCTTTCTTAAAGAATCTAAAGATTCTTGACATACTTTTAACCCTGCACGTTCTATATCTGTAAGAACATTAGTGAATTCCATACTCATTTTAATTATGGGCAAGAGAGACATGTACCTGTGCTCCTTCATAATCATTCCAAGAGTTTACACCTAAATCTTTAAGCTGTCTATCAGCTAAAAGACCAGTAATTATAACATCTCTTTTTCCATATTCTTCTACTACATCCCAAGGAATATGTTCAAAGGATACCCCATCTTTAAGATAAGGTGCGAGCTCATCTTTTTTCTTACCAGGAATTCCCCTTCTTCTACAACATTCATCAAGAGCCATCGACTGTTTTTGTCCACGTAAAAGAATATATTCTGCTACCATAGTGTCGAATAGTCTTCCAGTGTATTCTAAACCACATTCACGTAACCACCCAAGATCAAATTTTATATTATGTCCTATTAGTATGTCTGTACTATTAAGTGCTTTTTGTAATATATCAAAAGCATTTAAAGAGGGTTCTCTGTCTTCATGATAAAAACACAAATAATTACTAGTATAAGAATTTACTGATTTGCAACTATACCCTACAGAAACGATCTGTTGTCCAAAAAAGGGAGAAGTTATTGTTTTTTTATCATCATCAAGTTTATATGTAGTTTCAATATCGATAGCGGTATATATTATTGTCATGCTTCTTCCTTTCTAGATTAACGATGTTCACAAGTAGGAGGCGTTTTAAATATACACTCCTCTTTCATGATCCATTGCCATTACGATTGACCCATGCCAACCATTAAGTTTATTTTTAGAAAATTTAATAGTTCTAAACCGTTCTTCTTCTGCTAAACCTATCCCT